TATGCCGATATTTGCGCCATGGAAGCGCTGGCGGCCAACAACAACGCGGATAGTCGAGCGGATGCGCGGCTGGGCTGGCTGACGTCGCCTAATGGCCGGTCGAAGATGCGGCGGGTCGATGGTTCGACCGGATCGGCTGGGCGGTGGTTATGGAATCAGGAAGTCGATCAGGTATTTTCTTACCGGGCGGTGGCCACGACGAACGTCCCGAATAACCTGACCAAAGGCACGGGGACGAATCTGAGCGCGCTCGTGTTTGGTGACTGGAGGAATCTGGGCATCAACCTATTTTCCGCGGTGGATGTGGTGTTTAACCCGTACACGATCACGACATCGGGTTACTATGCGATCTATGCGTATCAGGAGTGTGATGTGCAGGTATTCCGAACGACGGGGTTTGTGATCGCATCGGGGATGATCACGACATAGGGGGCGGCGGTGCGGGCAGGTATGCATGGGCTCGGGTTCGAGAAGCGGTGCGTCGAGGCTGCGGATAGTGAGGTGGGGGTGTCTCCGCGGTGAGGGCGGCGGGCTCGAGGCTGGTCAAGCGGATGCCGCGGGGGTACTCCTCACGAGGTCGGGTAGGCCAGTCCGTAACGTCGATGTCGTCTCTGGTGTCGAGTCCGGTGCTATCCGGAATTCTCGTCACTCCTCAAACGGCGACGCAATTCACGTCGGTATTTTCCGCGGTCAATGCGATAGCGACCGATCTTGCGAGCCTGGCGTTCGGTGTTTACCGCCGGGTGGGGGTCAATGCGTCGCTCGAGGCGCCGGAGGTGGCGGTCTCCCGATTGGCTCGGATCGGTCCCAATCCGGAGAACAACGCGTTTCGGTTCCGGCAAGCCCTCCTGGGGCATGTCCTGCTCTGGGGCAACGGGTATGCGGAGATCGTGCGGAATCCGCGCGGGGAGGCAGTGGAGCTATGGCTCTTGAATCCGGCGCATACGCAGCCGCGGCGGGATACGGACACCGGGGTCCTTCACTACTTTCTGACCGACGTGCAGCGCAAGCTGGCGCCTGAGAATGTGCTGCATGTGGCGGGCTGGGGGTTCGACGGCCTGGTCGGTCATTCGGCGATTCACCAGTGCCGACAGGCGGTGGGTCTGGGGATTGCGTCGGAAGAATACGGGGCGGCCTATTTCGGCAATGGGATGACTCCCAAGGGGGCCATGAAAGTACCCCATAAGTTGACGCCCCAAGCGCGGCAAAACATACGTGAGAGTATGTATTCCGTTCATCAAACAACGAAGAATGCGCACCATCTAATGATATTGGAGCAAGGGGCAGAGTGGGTCAATACGGTGATGCCATTGGAAGATGCACAGTTCCTGGCCACCCGAACTTTCCAGAATCTGGAAATCGCGCGGCTCTTTCGCATGCCACCCCATAAGTTAGGGGACTACAGCCACGCGAATCTCTCGAACGTGGAGGAAGCGAACCGAAACTACGTGGAAACAACCTTGGCGGGCTGGGCGTTGGCGATCGAGGCGGAGTGCGATAACAAGCTGTTGCTTGAGGATGAGCGGGACGCGGGGATCTTCTTCCATCATGTATTCACTCGGCTCGAGCGGGGGAATACCGCGGCGCGGACGGCTTACTATCAAGTGATGAGAAATCTCGGCGCGATGAGTGCGGATGACATCAGGGTATCGGAGGGGATGAATCCACTTCGCGCGGGGAGTGGCGGGGATCTCTATCTGGTGCAGGCGCAGTATCAACCGCTGGCGAAGGCGGGCCAGTCGCTGGAGGTCAAGCCAGCCGTGGGTGATAGCGGGGGCTCGAGTGGTGCAGGTGGTGCAGGCGGTGCCGATGGTGAGGCGGGCGGATATACGGGTGAAGATGAGGGAAGGAGTGTCTTCGATGTCGTCTCTTCTGGTGCAGTCGCGGTCAACGGGCACTGATGGCGGGTCGGGCCGGGAAGTCCGCTGTGCGATGCTAGGGCTCGAACTGCGGGCGGCGCCGGCCGAGGGGCAGGAGGGGAATATCGGCGTCGCGGTGGGATATGCGGCGGTATTCGAGCGGTTCTCGGTGGAGCTGTGGGGGTTCCGCGAGAAAATTCGTGCGGGGGCCTTTGCCGCGGTGCTCGAGGATGACGTGAGAGCGCTCGTGAACCATGATAGCAATCTCGTGATCGGGCGGCGGAAGGCGGGGACGTTGCGTCTCCAGGAAGATGCGCTCGGGCTGCGGTGCGAAATTGATTTGCCTGATACGACGGTGGGCCGCGATACGAAGGAACAAATTCGGCGGGGCGACATTGATGGCATGTCGTTTTCGTTCGTCACCGACAAGGAAGAGTGGGACTGGTCGGATGAGGACAATCCGGTGCGGACGATCGTGGCGGTGGCCGAACTGTACGACGTGGGCCCGGTGACATTTCCGGCTTATACCGATACTAGCGTAGCGATGAGGGCGATCGAGGGGCGATCGAGGGAGCGAGAGGGGGTGATTGCGGCGGTGTGTCCGCGGGCGGTTTACGAGATGCGGTTGCGCATCGCGGGGGCGTTTTAGTTTGGGGGATTAATGGGAGGGGGTGTGGTATGAAAGCGTGTGAACTGAGAGCGGAGCGGGGTCGGCTCTACGATTCGGCGCGAGAACTAGGCGAGCGTGCCGGGCGGGAGAATCGGGAGTATACCGCGGATGAGCGGGTGGCGCTCGATGAGATGCTGGCGAAGCTGGATCGGATGGCGGCGGATATTTCCCGGCTCGAGCGGCTGGAGGTGGCGGGCTCGCTGACGGAGGGTGAATGGCGAGCACAGAATGCGCGGATCTCCGACCCGTTGCCGCATGAGATGCCGGGTCAGGACGGGCGGTACAGTCTGACGCGGGCGATCCTGCGCGCGGCCGATGGACATCTCGATGGCCTGGAGGGCGAATGCCATCAGGAAATTGTGCGGCGGATCGGCAAGAAAAGCGCGGGGCCGCTAGGGTTTTTCATGCCAACGAGGCATCGGATGGCGTGGAATACTCATCGCAATACTCGGGTGGGGGGCCGGCGTCTAACACCGGGCAATGGTCAAATCGAGCGGCGGATTGATGACACGACCGCTGCGGCCGGTGCCGTCTTGACACGTTGGGACACGACGTGGATCGAGTTCCTGCGTACTCGGATGGTGCTCGATCAATTGGGGATTCGTGTGCTCACGGAGATGCACGGCAATTTCCAGATGCCGCGTCAGTCGGGCGTTGGCACGGTGTCGTGGGTGGCGGAATCAACGGCGGTCGGGACGACGGGGCAGACCATTGATCAGGTGCTATTTACGCCGAAAACGGTCGGCTGTTTCACCGATATGTCTCGGCGTTTCCTCGAGCAATTGTCGATTGATCCTGAAGAGTTCGTGCGGCAGGATCTGGCGGCGGTGGTGGCACGAGGGATTGAAGCGGCGGCCTACAACGGGACCGGGGCTCCGCAGCCGACGGGGATTCTGCAACTGGGGGGCATCACGTCGGTGTCGAATGGGACCAATGGCGGCTATCCGACGATGAGCACGATTATCCAGATGGAAGAAGTGCTCATGAAGGCGAACGCGGACATGGGGAATCTCGCCTATGTCTTTACGCCGGCGGGCAAGGCGACGCTGAAGCAGATCCCTCGACAATTCCAGGGTCAAACGTCGTATTTCCCATTGCCGATTTTTGCCGACGATGGGACCGTGAACACTTATGATGCGTACTCGACGAACTTGTTACCGTCGAACTTGACCAAGGGGACGGGCACCAATCTCTCGGCGGCGATCTTCGCTCGGTGGGAGGAGGCAATACTGGCGTTCTGGTCGGCGATGGACGTGCTGGTGGACCCATTCACGGGCGGGGCTGCGGGCACGATCCGGGTGGTGGTCTTGCAGGACTGCGATTTCCAGGTGCGGCATGTGCCGTCGTTCGCGATCATGTCGGATGTGCAAACCTATTGAGGTCTCTGGGGTCTATGTTTCGCAACAATGACGATTGGTCCAAGCAAAGGGGGCGCGTCGTGCTCGTCAATGTCGAGGTCCGCCGAGCGGATTTACTGATCGGCTTACGGACATACGCAATCGGTGACGTGGTGGCCGTGGAGGAATCGCGGGCCAAAGTGCTCGTGAAGGCGGGCTTGGTGGCGATCAGTCAAAAAGAACCGACGGTCTTCCCCGATCCTCCGACGAAATCGGAGATGGCCGCGGCCGTCGAAGAGAATGCGTTGCGTCCGCAGCCAGGGGTTGCCGAGCATGCCGAGTCGAAGCGGGCGGTCAAGGGGCGTTGATACCTAGAGTCTCTAGGGGTCAGGCAGCGTGTGGCGTCATCTCGTGGTATCTGGTCCGGCACTAGCCTTGACGGGGACTTTCTCGCAAGGGCAGGCGCAGGTATCGGGGATATCTTCGACGGCGGGTGTGCTGGTCGGCTCGGCGGTGTCTGGGAGCCCCTTTGTTCAACCTGATAGCCTGGTGAAGACTGTGGATAGTCCGACTCAGATCACGTTGTCGGTGCCAGCGTGGTCAAGCGGGTCGGCGGGCGCATTCCTGGTGGCGAATGAACCGGTGACATTGGCGCAGGCGCGGCTACATTGCCGCATACCGGATACGGTGACGGAGGACGATGGGCTGCTGGCGGGATTGATCGGCTCGGCGCGGCGGTATGTCGAGGTAGTCACCGGGCTGCGGCTCGTGACGATGACTGTGGATTACTTCGCGGACAACTGGCCGTGGTTGGGCGGGTATTACAACCGGGTGATTCGCTCTCAAGCGGTGATGGGACCGGTCCCATACTGGCTACCGTCAACGAATACCGGGCTACTCGATCTGCACGTTTCGCCGATTCAATCGGTGAGCTGGGTCAAGTACAAAGATTTCAATGGGGTGTTGCAGACGATTCCGTCCTCTCAATACATTGTTGAAGCCTCGCAGATGGGCTCGACGGCGGTCGGTCCCAGCCGGATCATGCCGGCTTACGGGTTTACCTGGCCGATACCGCAACCGACGATCGATTCGGTGAATATCCGTTTTGTGGTCGGATGCGGGCCGGATTTCTCGTGGGTTCCGGACAATCTGAAAGCGGCGATGAAATTGCTGATCGGTTACTGGTACGAGAACCGCGAATCGGGCGTGGTGGGTCTCGTGTCCCAGCGGATAGTCGATGGAGTCGATGCGCTGTGTGCTCCGTCGATGGTGGGGGATTACTGATGGTGCCGACTCGTGCGGGCAAGATGAATCGGCGGGTGGTGTTGCAATCTCCCAATCAGATCGAGCGATTCGACTCGTTTGGTCAACCCGTCGCGGATTGGATCACCATCGGAACGTACTGGGCTCAGATTGTCCCATTACGGGGGCTCGAGCTGCAAAACGCGCGGCAGATCAAGGCGCGGGCAGAGGTCAAGATCATCATGCGCTATCCTGGGGTCAACATCGGCCCGGAGTGGCGGGCGGTGTACGGCTCGAGGGTGTTTGGTCTGGTCGATGTGCAAAATATCGAGGCGGCGAATCGGCGGGTGGAGTGCATCGCGTATGAGTGGCAACAGGCCCTGGGAGTTGGCTTTCTTGCAGCAAAAAGTAGGGTGTGAGGTCTGGGAGGCCAGATAAGTGGGTCAGATCAACTATCGCTGCAATCAGGGAATCGTGTCCTCGGATGGGTCAAGCCCCCTCTCGGGTACGTACTACGAGGCGGGGTCTTTCAACGGGTCGATCAATTCGGTGCTGGCGGCATCGGGCTCGGTGGTCTTGATTCCGGGCTCGTGGGGTGCGCCGGGGCAAGTGACTGGAGCATTGCAGGCGGTGCTACTCTTGTGCAATCAGAACTGCACGATTCAAACGAACGGTTCGGGGGCGATCGGCGTACAGTCAGTGACGATTACGGGGACACCGACAGGGGGTGTTTTCTCGCTGGATTTCAAGGGGCAGGTCGCGGGGGCGATAGCGTACAACGTGACGGCTGCGGCGTTGCAAACGGCGCTGCAGGCGCTCTCGACGATCGGGTCGGGCAACGTGGCGTGCAGTGGGGGGCCGTTGCCGGGTACGGCGATTACTTGCACGTTCTCTGGGCCGGTGGTGCAGCGAACGGTCCCATTATTGACGGCCTCGGCGGCTGGTCTGACGGGTGGCACGAGTCCGGCGGTGGTCGTGGTCAATACGACGGGAACACCACAAGATGTGATTCAGCTAGTGGCGGGCGATCCGCTGTTCTGGTCGATTTCACCGGGCTATTTCCCGTGTCCGTTCCTGGGGGCGGTGACGGCGATTTATGCGACGAACGTGCAAGCCTGCACGGTGAGCGGGCGGTATTTGACTTATTGATGGGGTATTGGCATGACACTCAATGAAATTGTCGCTCTCTGCGGGGATACGATCTTCCAGAAGCAAATTCAAGCCGCAGCGGTCTTGCACGCAATGCAAGTCATCGGCATGGGGCCCACTACGCACGCGATAGCTGATGAAAAGAATTGGGCGCTGGCCAGTTCGACCATCGCCGATGGCTGCACGGCGAATCTAAACCGGTTCGTGTGGGCAATCGCGAGTACTCCGGGATTTAGCGGGGTGACCAACGATACAGCCAGCGCGAACGATCCGGCAATCTCGTCGGCGATGGTGAGTCAGTGGGGCAATATTGCCGGCGT